CACGCCGACCCCATCAGCAACTGCCATCTTCGAGACGCTAGCTTCCGTAATCTCCGGAACGTCACGCTTTTCCATGTTGGCTGCCTCCAACGCTTTCTGCTTAAGGACTTTTCTGGGGATCACTTCACAGCCACGCCCACGAGGCTTACTCAGATACGGTTTGTACGCCTCTTCAAAGGCATCGATTGCTTCCTTCGAGATAAGGTAAGCAGGCTTTTCATTGGGGTAATAAGCCGCGGTCAGAGCCTTTGACTGGATCCATTTGGCAACGGTCTTATCAGTAACGTGTAACCGCGTAGCGACTTCACCGACGGTGTACTGGTTCATGGCAGAGTTACGATGCATAGCATTTCCTCCTTTGCTACTGCGCGCTGTTCACTAAAAAAAATCGAAGGCCTATGTTTCCATAGGCCTTCGATATGCTGTCAGTAAATGTCGATTCTGCGACGGTAGTCGTTGTAATCACGGATAAGGTTGAGCTTCTCCAACTCGCGCAGTCGGTCAGCTACTTCATCAAACGTCCTAGAGAGTTCGTACTTGACATCGTCTGGCACGGTGACTCCGTGCTCTTTGAACGCCTGTACGAGCCTCATCTGGCGGTCCATAGACTGCTCCCACTTTGCGAGATCGTCGAAGAACTTCTCTTCCAATACGGTCATACAAGATCTTCCTCCTTTCTATTAACATTACCACTAAGGAGCTTGTTCCATTCGTGAAAAAGAAAAAAGCTCAGGCGCGTGTTTGCGCCTAAGCTTTGTGGAACTTAACCGATATAGATGTCGTGTTTACGAAGAAACAGAACCACTTTCTCTCTGGCGTTCCAGTAAATGTGCTTGACGTAAGTCAAGATCATTTCTTTTTCGCGCCATAATGTCCAGTATAATTGTTTCATGCTAAACTTCCTCCTTTCATTGTTAATTAGTTTCCACTAACAGGTTTGTTTTATTCGTGAAAAAAAAGCTTAGACGCTTGTTTTTCGTCTAAGCTTTTGGATACCTGGTTAGTTATTGATTATACCAATGGCGACAAGTGTTACGCCAAGCCCTATGAATAGAGCACCAGCTATGACTAGTGTCATCGGACTTCCTCCTTTCTTTATTAGGTTTCCAATAACGTGCTTGTTCTATTCGTGAAATGCACATGACGGCCGGCTTAGCACGAAGATGTCTTCCGGCATTCCATAAGGCTGGGCCACTATCAGCCAAGCCTGCTCTTGGCAAAGAGCAGCTATAATCCTCCGCCTATCTTCCAGCAAATCGTCGGACGCTTCGACTAGCAGCGTTAACGTCCTTAAGTTACCTAGCTTACCTCGGTTAATTAGGTTAGCTTTCACGTTGATTCTGCCTAGCACCACATTGACTACCGGTATGACAGCTTGGCCTATAACTGTAATGCGAATAGAGTTCATACTAACCTCCTTGGCAAAAAGAACGAGGGCCATTTTTCAATAGTCCTCGCTCTTTTGTCAGTCTTCACGCCGCTGACTTCTGCGTTCAATTCGGTTTTCGAGCCCGTCAAATGCTCGATCCACACCTTTGGTCATCAGCTTGATTGCCCTGCCGCCGATTTTCAGCAGCAGGATAATCAAGAATATCCATAAGATGATAGTCAGCATTCTAAACGTCCTCCTTTCCTTATTTATCCAATAAGAGGCGTGTTTGTTCCGTTATTTCCGAAAAAAAGGAGTGACATGCTATGCACGTCACTCAAAGCGCAGATTACTTGATCCCAAACAACTTGGACCAAAGGCTCTTGGTCTCCCTGTTGATAGGCTGGTCAGAGTTATCTCCTATTTTGTATGTTGCATACAGGCCGAGGCCGGTAAGGCCGACCGTCCCGACAGTCTTTAAGATGTTCATATGAGCAGTGGTCCGCATCGTGCGGATCTGATCAATGACTTTGATTCTGTCGAGAACGGCCCGATACCGTTCAGTTTCGGGCTGTAAGCCAACCAGATACTCAAGGAGCCTCTGTCTCTCCTTTTTCAACGATCGGTTGTGTCTCCCTAAGAGTTCCTGAGGGTCCTCGTTGAGAATGGTATCCAAATCTTGCTTCTTGATCAGGCTTGCCATCTTAGTCATCCTCCTTTTTAGTAATTAGCATTACCACTAAGGTACTTGTTCGATTCGTGATAAGCTTCCTCGTAGTCTTTGTCCGACGCGAAACGTTGCCATGAACCGTCTGGCATTTGGCCTACATAGGAATAGGCAGTCCAATACCCCTTCATACTAAATCCTCCTAAAACAAAAAAAAAAGCTGCGCCTCGTTTGAGACGCAGCTCTTGGTTCCTTATTCTTCTTCGTCTTCGGTCTTGACTTCTTCTCCAGCTTCGGCCTTGTAGAGGCCTGCAACAAAGCTCGCAAACTCATCTTCGTGCTGCTTGAACCAGTTATAAGACTTTGTCATCCAGCCGTCCTGGACAAATCCGGGAAATGCTGTGTCACACAAGTGATCGAACACTTCAATCAGCACTTCGCCGATTGGCCGGTCAGCAATGCCATCCTCATTTGTGTCAAGTCGCGCCTCATATGATGCTAGTTCGTCGTTGAGCTTCGGTCCAGCTTGTTCTGCATAAGCGTAAGTCAGGTATCTGTCAGTCATTCTGTCAGTCATAAACCAATTCCTCCTTTTATTATATAAGGTTACCACTAAGGCGCGTGTTTAAATGGTGAAAAAAGAAAGGACCGAGATTATTCGGTCCATACGATTATTTGTCAAATGGTGCTAGCCGTTCCCTTGCCTCCTCTTTTGAGAAATTATAGTCGTTGATCAACCTGTTATATAGTCTGAAATATATTGAATTCACTGAATTTAACGCTTCAAAGAATTGTCTCCTTAAGACAGGATCATTCTTTTTATCGTTAATATATTCTATTCTCAATTCCTCCTTCCATTTCGACCATTGCTCAAGTCGATCAAAGTCGTTGTTTATGTCAGGGTAGTAGTACCATACTTGACGTTCTTCGTCGTATTTTTTCATTCTAATCTCCCTCCTTTCACATACCGGCATGTTTTATTCGCAAAAAAATAAGAGATTTGCTGGCTTCGAACCAGCGTCTCCGTTGGTACGGCGCACTACTTTGTGCTATTAGACGGCTAATCCTTTCGGACCTCCGTCGGGTAAACTCCCATCTCTCACTATGCAATGTGTTTAATTGGCGAAAAAAATAAGCGGCCTGTTTTTTGGGTCGCTATCTTAGTTACTTCTTACATAATAAAATACTTATCGAACTTACGGTTCATCCTATTGACCAGCTTATTCATGCGCCTCAACAACACCAAGTGGACAGGTGCCAAGAGAGCCAAGGTAGATGCGAATATTGCCAACGAGGACATGGCGTCAGACCAATTCCAGTCGTAATAAAGCACATCGTATATCGGCTGCCCTAGCAGTACCACGCCCGCTATGATGCCAAACAATGCTATCATGTTAAACATGATCAGGAACGTGCCTTTAATAAATTTCGATGAAATGATATTAAATGCGTTTCTAATAACTAAAGCCTTCATTTTACTATCTCCTTTCAAATTAAGGCCGCTTATTTCCTTCACTAAGGAATGTGTTTTTCGCGTGAAAGGCAAAAAAATAAGCGGCATGTAATTGTCGTTGCAGATTACTTAATCATTTTTCTAAACTGATTAAATACTACGTGTATAAGTATGCCAATGATAACCATCGTGCATGGCACTATAAGATTGAACGGCCTGACCATTAAACCGCCTAATTCTGGATTCAACCCCAAATCGAAACGAAATAGATTCCGTTCGAAAAATGGCAATGAATTCCATTGATTTATAAGGTACAGGTAATTCATCTCAAGCGATACTTCAATGCTTGCTATCATTTCGATAATTACTTCCAACGCGCAGATAATAAATTTCCAAATTTTCATATAATTCTCCTCCTTATTATATGCCGCTTATTTCCTTCACTAAGGAATGTGTTTTTCGCGTGAAATGCAAAAAAAACTAGCGACCTGTTTTAGTCACTTATTTATTCAATAATAGTTTCTGTTATTATGCTTTCAGTTTCAATGATTGACTGTCAGCAATATAATTAATGCGACAGTTGCGATTGAACCTAAAATTGTCAATAATGCTTTCATTATTTGCTTCCTCCTCATAATAAGGTCGCCAGCTTCCTACTAAGAAAGATGTTTTTATCGTTAAACGAAAAAAAATAAGCGGCATGTAATTGTCGTTCAAAATTACTTAATAATTTTTCTCAACCAATTAAATACCACATGTACAAGTATAACCGTAATAGTGATCGCGGTAGGTATTATTACCGCCCAAGTCGTTATGACAAGCCCGCCTAAGCTATCGCCAGAACCCAAACCGAGTCGGAATAGATGCCGGTCGAGAACCGGATCTAAGTCCCATCGATTCAGGAAGTATAAATAGTTAAGGCCGAGCGAGACTTCGAATCCCGCGATCAGGTCTGCGATTATTTCCATGGCATACATAACAAGTTTCCAAATTTTCATAATTTTTCCTCCTCTTATTATGCCGCTTATTTCCTTCACTAAGGAATGTGTTTTTCGCGTTATTTGGGCATTTACATTAACTTAAAGGAGGAGTATAATTGTGGAAGCTGACAGCGTTCTGGGTCTGCAAAATCCTCATGCTCCGGTCCGAATCCGGATGGTGCCTCCAAAATCCTGTCAGAGTTTGCACAATTCTGACAGGATTTATTTTGTACACTATGCACAAGGATTTTGCAGTGTTAAGAAATAGTAAAATATTGGACCCTCACGTCGGGTCTACAATCTTGCGCATCTCCTCAAGCGCGTCGCCGTAAAGGTGAATATAGGTGTTGTATGTGATGTTCGTATCTGCGTGCCCTAGCAGCTTTGACAGAATTTTTACATCGCACCCCTTGTGGTAGCAATTCGTTGCGAACGTATGCCGTAGTATGTGCGTACCGTAATAAGCAACACCGCTTTCTCGACACGCTTTTTGCAGATGGTGAACTGCACAAGAGTAGGTGAGCGGCTCATATGGTGCCTCTGGTGCATGGAAAATGTACATACTTCCTTGAATATCATTCTCCTCTTGCAGCAGCTGGTTCAGCACTGCTTGAGCTACTGGGCTAAGCGGCACTATTCTGTTACTCGACGCACTTTTCGCCCCTCTTTGTACGAACGACACCGATCCGCCGGCTTGAACTCGTATAAGCGTTTTGGATATACGTATGGCACGCCTCTCGACGTCATAGTCATCCCACGTAAGGCCGAGGGCTTCACCTATACGCAAACCGCATTCAAGCATGCATATCAACGCGCCATCAACCGGATGCTCCAAAGCCATCAGCCTGTTGATCAAGAGCCGCTGTTCCTCTTCAGAGTAGGATTTCGGCTTATCTGAATGAAGCTGAGCGTATCTGGTTTTTGGCAAGCGGACACCGAGATACACAGGTTTGACCATTTCTCCCTCGGATAAAGCGTGTTTGAAGTACGCAGTCAAGAGTGTGAGCTGTTTCTTTATAGTGTTCTGCGCGTAGCCACCCGTATTTAGGCGGCTGAGGTACAGTTGAATGTCTTTTTTGGAAATATCATTCAGTTCCATTAATGATATTTCATCATTTGAAAGCAAATTGCGACTTCTCAGTAGGCGGTCATATGACGACGGCTTTATCGTGTCTTTCTTGAAAATATCAAGCCACGAATCGATGCCTTGAATAAGTGTCATTTCTCTTACCTCCATAAAATAAGGCCCTATGCAGCACGATCGGCTTACATAGGGCCCATTTTCGGTCACTTTGTTAGCTTGTCGGGTTCGTCCAGTTCGATATCGAAGGTCGCCTGTGACACGAAATTGAACGCCTGCGCAACGGCGGCCTCAATCTCGTCCACGTCCACGTCATAGCCAGCCTTAGCCAGCTTATTTTCGACGTACTTCTTCTTCATGGCTCCGTTACCTTCGCCATAGATCTGCTCGGCGGCATACACCAGCGTTTTTACAAACGCCCGCATAGCGGCTTTCTGTTCGTTGTTGCACTTTGCTCTGATCCACGGAACAACGACGCTTGTTACGATAGCTGCAAAAAGAGTAATAAGAGCCTGGATAATTGGAGTAAGATTGATGTTTCCGATCATGTGAATTTGCCCTCCTAAAAGAACTTGATTCCTTGAGTTAGCGAGGATAGGTCAACGCCCTCGAGCGCTGATGTGTCTACGCCAGTGAGCTCACCGATTGTGCTCAGATCAAAATCTGCAAAGTTCATGCCCGATTGATCCAAGCCGTTGGTAAATAAGTTTTGGACAGCATTAACATCCTGCTGACCGCGGTCAACAATACTGTCATATACATCATCAGCGGTCAACGTCTTGTTCGTCATCGCCTTGTTTATGATGCTTCCAGCAACGTCCACGGCTCGGCTAGCAATCGCATCGGCAGCTTTCGACGCGATAGCTTCAGCTATTTTTGTGCCAAAGCCCATCGTATCACCTTACTTTGAGTCGTCCTTGATAGAATCTATTTGAGTTTCTACAATGCCCATCCTTGTCTCAAGCTTGTATGTACGGTCTATCATATTGTTGTGCTTCTCGACATGCTTGCTAAGGTCTACGATCTCTTGCCGGATCACGTCGATCTGACCCTGAATCCTGACATCGCTGACTTCGCTCTCCTGGCGGATCTGTGCCATCATTTCAGTATTACTTCGACGATTGGCGATGATAACGCCGATCAGCGTCAGACCAGATGATATTAGAGCCACAATAATGGGGACTAGCTTATCAATCATATTGCATCTGCCTTTCTGTTGGTCTCTTAGCCACGCACTATTTCAGCTCTCGGCCATCTGGCGAGCATGGCGTCCTTCTCAGCTTCAGGTACGTCATAAATGACGATCGTATATGTCCTTTCAGTAGACTTCTGCTGGTCGCCATTAAGGGCTTCCAAAAGTGCCGCCAAAGTGGCCTTTCCAGCAACACCATCAGCCTCAAGAGCGTGATCGTCTTGGAACATTTTGATCGCTGTGATGGTTTCCTTGCCACAGTCTCCATCAGCGCCAAATTTGGGCAAGCGATACCCGAGCTTCATAAGCGCGTTCTGCAACTCCTGAACATCGGTGCCCTGCGTACCCTTCCTAATCGTACGACTGCCGAGCTTGATGACGGCCGGCTTAACATCGTCCGAGACGCCTTCGTACTTGAGCCAAGGCAACTTACCATGCTTGGTCCAATAGCGGCCATTCATGCCTTCCTTTTTGCCGAGGTTCCAAACACTAGTGATCTGGACGCCATTATCCCACCGGCCAGTGCATTCCACAGCCAGACCGTTGCCAACATACATACCCCAGTGGCCTTCGAGCCAAAGCCCCTCTCCAACTTCGATATGCGAGAAGTCCGTAGTGACGTCTCGGCACTGAAGGATCATGCCATTAGCGTTGGTGTCAGGAACGCCATTAGCGCCGTGCACAGCACCGCCCTGGTCCTTAGTAGCGTCGCCGGTCCAGCCCCAAAGGATGCCTTTTGTCAGGTTAACACAATCAAAGCCCCACGTCGGCGGCTGCTGATTAGCTACTTCACGAAGCCCTGCGATATGATCTTTCGTGTACCACCCATTTAGGTTTTGAGCAGACTTACGAGCTATCGTGAAGTCAGTTATGCGCCACCCATAGCAAGCGTACATGTATTTAGTTTTATAATTGCGAGCCACGTCCAGATGCCGCTCTGCACATTCTACAGCGGGCATAATAATCTTTGCCATTTTGAATTCCTCCTTGTGTTAGGTGCCTATAGCTATCCAATTGACTGTCCTATCGCCACTTCCGCTGGATGCTGCCATACAGACCTCGAACCCCGTCGCTGACTCGTTCTGTGTTTTCAGCGGAGCGATGCCACTAGTAGCCGCGTTATTCGCATAGCTGACTACCACTGTCGGCGTTGCGGTGAACAGGCCACTCTCAAACGTCACAGTAGTCCACTTCGCTCCTGTGATTGTTGTCTGACCATGAGCGATCTTGAATGGCAGCCGGTCCATGTCCAATGTGCCAGTCGTAATGTTCGCTGCGTTGTTCGTTCCCAGATTCTTCCGGGCCGCGGCCGCGCTCGTCGCGCCGGTGCCGCCTTTTTTCACTGGGATACCAGACGTGCGGCCGGAGTGATACACATCGTACGTTGTCCCTGTGCCGTTGACGATTGAGCGCAGCTGCAGCGCCTGGTTGAGGCTGGCCTGATTTGTCGCGGTGTTCACCCAGAGCGCGCGGCAGTTGTCCGTACTGTCATCGTCGTAGATGTACAGCCCAGCGTAGCCAGTTGTATGAGCGTTCAGACGTCCGTATGTTCCAGCGGCGTTGCCGCGAGTCGGGCGCATGTACAGCGCGCTGAGGTACTCTGGCACCGTCAGCGTCAGGTCTCCGGTCATCGTGTCAGTCGTGTTCTTAAGAAAACCTAACGCCGACGCAGCGCCATCTTTACTGTCAGCACCGGTTCCACCCTGGTCAACACCAAGCGGCGAACTGAGCTTCAAAGGCCATCCGAATTCTGCCACGTTAGACGTCTCTGCGACCTTGCCGAACGCGATGCCCGTGCCGTCGGCTTTGAAATCCATGATGACCGTTTTCGTGCCAATCCCAGCTAGCATTTCCGCCGAGCCAAACGCGTCCGTTAGAACCATTTTGATGTCATAGCTCTGAAGCGGATCGAATACTTGACTTAGCAGAAGGTTTGTCTGGTCTATCGAATACCCACTGGCTGTGATTGAGTCACCAGCGGTCCATGACGAAGCACCATTAGCCCGATAGTAGAGTTGGCATGAAATAGTGTTCTGATTGTCAAGGCTCGAAACGCTTCCGCTAGCGTTGATTCTCACATGGTTGCCATCTAGCTGCGCGGCAGACCCATCGTCATTACATCTCTCAACAGAGAACGCAGTAATTGCTGGCTTTTTGTATGCTTTTACAGTTATTGACTCCAGATCAGTGGCTGTTCGTCCACGAGAATCTGTAACCGTCACGGTGACGGCAGTACTGCCAGACGAAGATAGCGCTTTCGAGGCAGTAAACGTGGTCGAAGTATACGTCAAACCGTCGAGAGTTGACCGATAGGAGGCGATCGTGCTTCCGTAAGCTCCTGAAGCAGTGACCGTCACCTTAGGTTTACTTACACTCTGTATGTAGCCAGTGATTCCACTAGGCAAGGTTACGCTATCAGTATGCGTTATCGAAGAGATCGTCGGCCTGAACGCTGCTGTGTCTGGTACTGTCAGTGTTATCTGACAGGTTTCGGTACCCGACAGCGTTCCGTTGTAGTATGTTTCGCAAATAATTGTGCATACGCCGCTTGCTGCATTCGGAATCTGTGACGCCAAGGATGCGGGCGGGGTCCAGCTCGCCGATGCTCCGACGGTTGTCGCAATGGTCCCCGTTGCATTACCGAATGCATATTTTAGTGTATGCGTCTGGTTGGCGCTAGCTCGATTCGTGTTGATCGTAACGGCCGAACCCAGTGCAACAGTTGACGCGCTCGTCGTCGGTTTGGAAGCTCCCTCTTCGTACTCTACAGTAATACTAACGTCGGTCCATCGGAAGTATGACTCCGAGTACTGCCGCCCAGGCAAGTCAGGGTGCGGGTCTGAGTTGTATAGGGAGAACGTATTATTGCCGGCGCTCAGATACTGTGACACGTCCGTCAAAAGTTCTCCGCTAAAGTCGAGCGTTACAGTGTTATTGTTGAACGGACTCTGGATAGTGCCCAAAGAATCGCCGACATATTGCAGACCAGTGACGCCGCTTTGAGTCGCATTTTGGTAATTGGCTTTGTGCAAATAGGCGGTCTTCGTATACCAACTGCCAAGACCTGCGCTAGCTGCGGTAACCGTCAAGCTGACACTACTAATTACACAGCCAGCTAAGTCCATGCCTCCGAACGAAAATATGCCTACAAGATTTTCACCCTCATAGGCGTAGTCCTGCGCGGCGTATTTCGTAGAAGCATTGGCTGTCTTATCATACTGGCGTGTAAGCAAAGTAGCTTGATACGTTGCTGTTATTGCCATTATGTACCTCCATTTTGATTCATCCGTTGAAGATCAGCGAGAGGTTGCCATTCTGCTGTGGCTCAAAACCGAATCGGCCAAGAGTCATACGTGTCAGGATTTGAGCTTCAGTTATGAATAGCTTGTTGTTGCTTATATACGCAACTTCAGTCTCGTTTGAGTAGAACGACAAACGATCATTGGTGGCGCGAAGCGTCAACTCGCTGCCAGATTTGCCTATTGTCATGCCATTTTGATCGAATTGCATGTACGTCAGCATAGTGGCCAATGTGTCTCTCGCTCGCTCCTGCTCTTCGGTTAGACCTTCCGTTTCGCCCATCAGCTGGTTGATTTGGCTAACCGACCAAGTGAAATTCGACTGCGTTTGCTCAGAGAGCGTTTGCAGAGTTTGCGCAGTAGTCGCCAGGTCACTCTTAAGCGCATAGTTACTACGCACCTCGCTCTGGATACTTTCACCCATATTCGAGATACGGGCGTTAATGGACTGCAACTGTGTCTCAAGCGCGTCCTCCGCCTCTTCAGGAGCTTCAGTCCATTCGGTCGCACGAGTGCCCTTCTCGAACTTCAGATTCGATACGGTCAGCGTGTATCCGCTCACTGTGGTCCGCAGCCGAATATCAATATAGTTTTTCGCCTTTCCAGCCTGTGCCGAGCTCATGCGTACCACACTCTCCACGCGCCCGCTGAGTTTATCCGACGTGATATGGGGCCATTCCTGACTACGGCTGGCCCACAACTGTGACCCGGCCATACGGTACACGAAATACGGGTCGCCAGTGATAGCCGCCGGCTCGCCCTCGCCGGTCCACGTAAACGTCCAGTCCATCGAGATCGTATAGTCGCTCGTCGTATCGTCAGTCATGATTCCCAGCCCATAGTTGCTAATGTAATATGCCTGGCTAAAGCCAACCGCACTCATACTAATTGGCTTGGCTGTGCCTAGCACCAAATTTCGTCCACGCGTGGCTACAGCGTCCATGTCCTCGTAAACTTTCTCGACGCGCTGGTCAATGCCGGTGTTGCTGCTCAAGTCTAGCGTCGCTCCGAAATCGCTCGACACGTGGTTAGTCGTCAACGTTCCAGCCTTGATTTCAGCACCGGTGATCGTCCCAGCAGCGATCTGGTCAGCGGTTACGCTCTTAGCTACAATTACGGTACCATTTAGCAGATTCTTGTACTTGTCATCTGTTAGCTCTTCTTTTGTTAGCCCACTGGCTTCGGCATTGATTTCATAGATCAACCCGTCAGCGCCCTTTATAATCAAGCGCTCGGTGGCCAGTGTTCCGCTGGTAATGACATCAGCATTAATGGACGTAATGTCAGCAGCTTCTATCTGGGCGTTCTTAACGTGCGACCAATCGACATCAGCGTTCTTGATGTGCGCTGTAGTAATTGTACCGTCGCCTATGACTGCACCGTCTATACTTATCTTGCCGACATCAGCAGACGTGATCTTCACATTGTCAACTTTGGCAAAGTCAATATTGGCGTTCGTAATTTTGCCATTAACGACAGTGGCATATTTAGCCGCCAAATTGCTTATCTTCGCCCAGTCGATAGAGGCGTTATTGATGTTCGCCGTGGTCAACTGAGCCTTGGCTATAGTAGCAACTTCCGTGTTCAAATCTGAGATTTGTGCAGTTGTTATCGTTGCTTTGCTGATTTCAGCATCGGCGATTCGGGCCACTTCCGTGGTAAGGTCTTTGATCTGCGCTGTAGATATTGACGCTTTCCCAATCTCGACGTTTGCGATCCTCGCTATTTCAGAAGCAAGCGTCGTTATCTTCGCCCAGTCGATTGAGGCATTCTTGATGTTTGCCGTGTTGAGATTCGCCGTAACTATAGAGGCGTAGTTGGCCGCCAGTTCTTGCACATCAGCAAATTCTATGTCAGCCGTAGAGACGATTGCCTTCTTAATCTGGGCAGTCGTAGCTTCCACCAGCTGTGCATACATCGTTGCTATGTGCGCCGTGTCAGCGTCCAGATCCTCAAATTTCGCCTGAATGACTTGCAGAATTCGGGTCGTTACAGAGTCGGCATTGATCTTATCAGCGTTGATCGAGTCGGCCTGAATGTGACGAGCAGAGATGGTATCTTGTGCGATCTGAGTTCCGCTTACAGATCCTTCAGCAAGCTTCGAACCGGATACGCCGCTAGGTATTTGCCAAGTGGTGATGCCAGATGTGGCTAGATTCTTCTTGACTTCGCCGATCTCAGAGCTGATCATTCTGTCGCGAATGCAGTCCCATTCGATCTTTGTTATCCTAGCCAAAATATCAATCCCTAGCCTGGGATGCTCCACAGTGACATAGTCGAATAGGAAGCAGTTCTCAAGATTCTTGAACTGCTTGTACTCTTCCGTGTCGCCAAGTGAAACAAATTCCACGCTCATCTCGATCTTTGGCTTATCGATTTCTTGCTCGTACTGTTTCTGAGCCTGTTCCCGCATTCTAGCGCGAGCCACTTCCTCAGTAACTGTACCGCCATTTTGATCTGATTCGCCGACTTTGCAGTTGTCGCACTTCAGCTCATAGATATGCACGACCGGATAATCGTTGATCCTAGGACTGTCTACAAACTTACCGTTAAACGTCATGCCGGATTTAGTCAGCATCGCCGTATATACTTCCTGAGTGCATATGCCGTCCGCTGTCAGATTGTTATCCGTCTGAAACGCTTTGACTGCTGCTTCAGTTTTGGCTCCAAACGACCCGTCGGCACCTGTGGAACCGACATTGTAGCCCAACTGAATCAGCAGCCGCTGCAAGCTCTTGACGTCCGTACCACGGTCTCCCTTGCGCAAGGTCTTCGACAGCGTTCCGGCAGAGTCGTCCAGGTACAGTTTTTTGCCGTCCTTCGTTTCGCCAACCGGAACAATCCTGGTGACGACCTCGTCTTCGCTGGACGTAAAATCGACGCCGGTCATGTTCTTGGCATAAGAGATGCGAATGCCACGGTTGATGCCTGGATCATGGAGGAAGTATATGTTGTAGTTATCGCGGACAATATTGACCTCGTACAGTGCGCATAGGCCGGTCTCTTCGTTCATGAAAATATCAATCGGGTTGATATTGTCATAGTTAAGACCTGCACGCTCATTAGCCACGTTAGTATATGCGTGAAATGGGTGTTCAGCCATGCAATGGCCAGGGTACTTAAGAATATCATCCAGAGCCGTCTGCAAAGTAACTGACCCTTCACTCTTATATTGCGTGAGGTTGTACAGGAGATCGTACGTGATATGCCGAGCCGTCACTTTAACGTCAGTAAGGCTCTTTTTCACTTCGAAAATACGGAAATACTGCGGCATGACCGTCCACGGAGCTTGCACGTCCTCGATCGACTTAGAGTTGTCGTCAATAATGACCTCTTTGTCGAGCACGATTCCGTTTTGGTCAATCCAGCCTGTGCCATAGGCTGATTTGACCTTCCATCTCTGATTCTGGTCGTTGTTGTTGCCCTCTGCTATCGGTATTTCAACAACGGTGACCGCTTCTCCAGCGTTGAGAATCTTCATGGTGCCGCCGCCAGTTTTGTTCTTGTACAACGTTCGCTGGCTCTTACTGGTTAGCTGGTCAAGTGACTTGACCTTGTACTTCCATACCTTTGTGACAACAGCGCCGTCCTTGATCTCAGGAGTTGTCCTTACGGGAACTGGCACGACCAGAATATTGCCGTTAACAAGGTAGTTATAGCGACCATATTCGTCCAAAGGGTGAGTCAAATTTACAGCGCTTTCGCCGTTTGCTGTCTCTTCGAACGTACACTCTGTTGGCACTAGAGCACACGCCAAACCCATTGTCGAATAGTTATTGTCGCTTTCTTTAGAAGAAAAGACATATATGTCACTCATAAGAACCTCCAGCGAGGAGTCAGCTGGATCTTTGTGATCGACCCAGTCGGAACCATGTTAGTCGAACCGGTTCCAATAGTCGGCCAGAGACCGCTGACATGCGTCCCAACAAGCTGCACAGGAGTACTGGCACTCCCTGGAATACCCGTATAGGCAACTTTTGCTGCACAATCTACAGTGATATAGCCGTTAGGCACAGAGCCGATATCCGTTAGGCTGATCGTTTTCGTTCCAAATGTAATGTCACAATCGCCTGTTCCGTAAACGGTGAAAAGCGGGGCAGACCATATGTTTCCGGGGTTGTTAAGAACAATGTTCTTACCTGATTTAGGTTTGCTATAAGTTGTTGTGACGTCACCGGATGAAAGGTAAAAGAACGGCTCGCAATCGAACGCGACAGAAAAGTTCTTGTGCGGGTTGCCCCGAACGATGCTCGCATAGTCGATCTGAGAGTTCAGTCGGCCGTTGAAGAACCCGTTTGGACGATTCGCTGGCGACAGCTTTCCTTTTCCGCTTAGATAAGTGTTGATCTCGTCGAGGCGACTGTCGTCATGCACTATACACAAGAACGACACAGTAATGTTGTCATAGACGTCGTCACCCTCTAGCTGTGTCAGGGCACCCGACCGACCAGGGATGCTTATGCTTTCAAAGCGCTCTTTTGGGCGAACCCTATTGGGCTGAGTCAAAGCGTGTATTCCGTAATCGGTGCAGTCAACGCCTTTCCATGTAAACCAGTCTAACAATGGTGATGACCTCCTTTATAGCATATGCCCAGCCTCTACTAAACTAGCAAAGGCTGGGCAAATATAACTTATAGCGCTGCGCCGTAGCCTCTCTGCTGAGAGTGCAGCAATGCAGCAATTTTTGAGGCTAGCACGTCAATGTCTGACTCATTCTGGATGTTGAAGCTGTTGCCCGTTATAAGAACGGAACCGCCAGCCTCTTGAGACGACGTACCATTTCCATTTTGATTGTTGTGAACGGTTCTCGAGCGGCCTGCCTCAGCGGCCTCTCTCGTTCTAGTAGCTGTTGCACTTACGTCGATGGTTCTGCCAGAGCCGATAAGCGGGTCGATGCCTTTTGCAGCCGCGCTTACGCCTGACAAATCCAGAACCGGCCTTATGACTGGCGCATCTGCGTCCATACTGCTGAACAGGTCTGTGATAGCATCGCACTGGCGGCCAATTGTCGAAAGCACAGTACTTTCTTCTCCGTTAACGCCATTTACCAAACCCAAGTCTAGGAATTTACCAATCTGTTCGAAAACCTTCGAAGGTGAATGCTCGTCGAACTTGAGCTTGGCTTTTTTCACAGCTTCCTCGGCCATGGTCTCAATAGCCGTATACACTGTAGACGAATGGTCTTTAATACCGTTGGCCAACCCGTTCATAAGATCAGAGCCCGCGTCGTAGAATTCTTGCTTATGGTTGCTTATCATCGACACGCCCTTGGTGATGGTTTCCTCTGACGATGTCGAAAGCGTCGTAACAAAAGTAGAGAAGCCCGTCACCATGGAAGTAAACGCCTCTGTGCCAGCCGTGCCTCCACCATATGAAGGATTGTAGAAATCTTCAATAGTGGTAAGAAGACTGCCAAGGTTGCCCAGCAAATCGTCGAAGTTGGTCGTGTCCAGACGGGCCTTCGACGTACCATCTACTTCTTGACAAATATTGGTTACGAAGTCCAGAAAGCCTGTAAGGACAGATTCAACGGTCTCCCATTCGCCTTCAAGGTTGGCATCTGTAAGGCCGACGAACGACGTCTTGAGCTTGTCAATATTCTGAGTGAGGTCGTCAATCTTAGTAAAGAACGTGTTGAGGTTCGTCTCACCAGAGAAGAAACGACCGATCGCAGACTTATCTCCCTCAATTTCCGATCCACCAAGTTTGGCCATGAAGTCCGCTACAACACCGGCAACGTCCACGGCTTGCTGAGCTTTACTCAGATCTTCCTCCGTAACAGAGACATTGTCCATCGCTGTAACGAAGCTGTCCATGTCCGTAGCAAACTGCGGCAGCTGGCCTAGAAACTGTGAAAACGAGTTCGCACCAAAGATGCCGAGGAACGTGTCGAAAGACGTTGAACTACCAGATACCGAGTCCTTAAGATTAGCAATACTCGTGGCGACCTTAATGGCGGCTTCGCTTTTCTTGTCGAAGTCCTCATTAACAAGTTCATCAGAAATGCTGCCCATTTCAGTGGCATAGGTATTGAACCCGCTGGCCAAATCGCCCATGTCCGACGCAAGGGATCCAATCTTAGACTTTTTGCCAATCTTCAGAAGCAGCGCGTCTATGATCGTGTCGTCTAGCGACATTCCGTCTTTGAGTTTAACGATTTGCGTGGCAATCTCGATAGCCGTATCGGTCTTGTCATCTAGGCCTTCGACTTCTTTTACCTCGGCCATCTTAGTCGTAAAATCATTGAACCCAGACGCGAAGTCAGACATGTCAGTTGACAAGCGAGAGATCGGCGACCCGTTTTTGAACATTGACAAGAACCCGTCAATGATCGTAGACAGAGGTGTCATGCCATTCTTGAGGTCAACTATTGAAGTGGCTACATCAATGGCTGTCGTGGTTTTCTCGTCAAGACCCTCTTTTATCTCGACCTTGTCCATTTGGGTGACGTAGTTGTTGAAGCCGGCCGCAAAGTTTCCAAGGTCATTGGACAACCTTGTGATTGGCGAGCCGAGACCGATGTACTGGAAAATGCCTTCGGTGATCGTCAGCGGCGTAAGCCCAGCTTCAAGGTCTGCGATCTGCTTAGCTATGCCGATAGCATCCGTCGTCTTTTCTTCCAAGCCTTCAGTGATTTCAAGTCCACTCATCTGCGTAGCATAACTCGTAAACCCAGATGCGAAATTACCAAGATCAGTGGAAAGCCTTGCGAGCGGCGAGCCAACGCCAAGGAAGGCAAAGATTCCCTCGGTAATAGTCAACGGCTGGAGGCCAGCTTCGAAATCGGCCACTTGCTGAGCGATGCCAATGGCCGCCGTAGTCTTCTCGCTAAGAGTGCCATCGTCAAGGCCTGAATCGACTTCACCTAGATAAGTTGCAAAATTGTTGATACCCGCGCCAAACGAGGTCATGTCTTTGCCTAACTGCGCGAGAGGACCACCGCCGGTAACCCAGTTAATGATCTTATCGACGGTCGACACTTCTGGCAGTCCGTTTTCGAAGTCAACAACCTTCTGAACGACACCTAGGACGTTGTCGAGGGCAGCCTCATCAATGGGAGGCACCTCCGATAAGTCATTTAGCCCTTTGGCCATGCTCTTAAGTTCAGCGGCTTTCATGGCCCCCATAAACGAACCAACAAGCTTGCCGAACAGTTCGCCGATGTCCTCAACAGCACCACTCATGAAGTCTTTGACAGCCGGGATTTTCATTAAACCGCCGATTGCGGCTATGAGAAGGCCTATAACGACAACCACACCGATTATGCCAACCAATGCTACGCCGAGCCCTTCCCAACCAAGACTGCCAACAAGCTTCATGAACACGCCGAGGCCGGCTAGTGCAGGTCCTAATGCTAATACGACCTTAGCAAAGCCGGTCATTTGCTTTTCGTCAAGATCTTTCGCCAAGGACATCGCATATCCCATAGCTACAAGAATCCCGCCAATGGCCAGCAGCGGCAGCGCTAAAGCTGCGAGTTTGCCAGCAGACATCTTGGTTCGGCTTAGCATTTTAATGCCAATCATTACCAAGGCAACTGTCGGAATAAGCGCCAGCAAAGCTACAGCAAAGCTCAATATCTGCCACACGTTGACCCCAGAAGCCAACCGCATAGCATAGCCAAGAGCTATCACGATAGCTGCTATAGCAAACAGCGGTACAGCGTAGGCCAATATTTTGGACCAGTTAGTATTTTGCTCACCTAGCCGTTTGAGGCCGTGCATCACGACAGCCGTCACGCCGATAACAACAGCAAGCGGCACAGCAAACATGAGCATCTGGTCGGGTGAAGCACCTTGCGCCAACTTCAATGCTACGCCAAGGGCTATCACGATAGCGGCTATTGCAAACAACGGAAGCGCAAGCGAGACTATCTGCGACCAGTTCATGTCTTTGGTCCGTTTTAGCCCGTGCATGACAGTCGCTGCTAGTCCAACGCAAACTGCCAACGGCAGCATAAACGCTGCAACCTGACCAGCAGATACTCCCTGCGTTAAGCTGATGGCATATCCGAGCGCAACTATAATGCCAGCTATCCCGGCAAATACGGACAGAATGCCAAATATCACACTCTTGTCGATCTTTACGTCGCGGAGTTTTCCAAACGCGTCAAGAACTTTCTTTATAGCGCCGACGATTGTGTTCATGCCGAACAAACCAGCAGCCAGCTGGCCTATGCCCATAGCGCCAAGGAAGCCGGTCATAATTGTGAAAGCCGCCATGAGCGAAATAACACCCAAAACCGGCTTTAAGAAATGACTGGTCTTTATTTCATACTTGCCAAGGGTCTTGACCAATCCGCGCATGAAGAGCGTGAGAATCCCGACAGCGACTAGGCCTTTTAGCAGTGCGTCTATCTGAAGCTGACCGAGTACCGCAACCGCTGCAACCATAGCCAGCAGCATGACTGCCATCCATTGCACTTGCTTGACATCACTCTCGCCCTTGTGCTTACCGATACCAGCAACAAACGCACCGAGAACCATCAGCACTAACCCGGTCATGAACAGGCCCTTAAGGAACGCGCCGATGTCCATACTCGAGAATATAATTATGCACAGCGCCATGGACGCCAATGCGGCGGCGAGCCCTTTGAAGGTTTCACCTAGGCCTTCAAATATGTTGCCAACTTTAAGCTTGACCGCGACGATCCGCACTGCTAACAGCAAGACAATAGCACCTATGATTATGCCGAGCACAGTAATAAGTGTGCCGATCGCGTCGCCAACCCTATTCTTATCGGCGACGGTGCTCAGCCAAACAATGAATCCGAACACCACGGCAAGGCCTAGAACTACCTGCTTAATGGCATCGCCTATTTTCTCCCATTTTTCAGCTTTTTTCGCATTGTTCAGCGATTTTGCATAAACTTTCGCCGCTTTGGCAAAATTCTTTGCTGCCTTAGCCACATTGTTAACTGCAACTGACGCCATTAGTGTTGTGACAGCAGCAATTACAGGCACAAGACGGCGGAACAATTTCAAGAGTTGGCCAGACACGACATCCAAGACGATCGCCAGATTGTTCACAAGCCAGACTACGCCTTCGACGACGCTAGAAACTATAGGCTTTATCGTTTCAATTGCATTTGCGGGAAGACTCTTGAAAGTGTCACTCGTAAAGAAATTGACAACGGAATCCCATATTCCAGAAAGGAAGCCTATGACATCGCTAAATACGTTGGACGCTCCCTCAGCAGCTTGACCTGGCAGCGCCGGCAAATCTTGAGTGAAGAACGTCTTAATCGATTCCCATATGCCCTTAAGGAATGTCAGCACACTTTGCAGAGCCTCGGAATCGGCTATTGCGGTCCTTACTTTATCGTAGAACTTGCTGATCTTGTCAAAGACACCGTCAACGTGTTCGAGCTGCTCTTCAGGGTTGGCTCTTTCCATGTGCTCGATGTCTTTACCGAACAGGAACTCCTTAATGCTTTGGAAAACGCTCTTAGCTGTATTGACTATGCTCTCTATCCGTTCGCCATCACTGATCCAGTTCCATATTTTTTCGAAAAGACCAGGAACATGCTCGAGCTGCTCTTCGGGGTTAGCTTTTTCCATGTGCTCGATGTCTTTACCGAACAGGAACTCCTTAACGCTTTGGAAAACGCTCTTAGCGCTATCAATAAAATTCTGAATGGCCTCCGACTCGTGAAGCCAAGTCCAGACATTCTCAAAGAACCCGGGAACATGCTCATTCAGCTGCTCTTCTGGATTAGCATGAGTCTTGTCTTCAATGTCCTTGCCAAAGAAGAACTCGCGGATGCTCTTAAAAATGTTCTTGGCCGAATCAATGAAATTCTGAATCGCTTCCGACTCGTGAAGCCACGTCCAAGCGGTTTCGATAAAACCGGGTATGTGATTTGTTACACGCTCCTCCGGGTTTGCCATGGTCATGTCTTCTTCGTCTTTACCGAAGAAGAACTCGAACACGGTTTTAAAGAAGTTTTTGACGCCCTCTATGGCATTCTGAATAGCTTCAGACTCGTTGACCCACTTCCATACTTTTTCGATAAGACCAGGAACATGCTCATTCAGCTGCTCTTCTGGATTAGCATGGGTCTTGTCTTCAATGTCCTTGCCAAAGAAGAACTCATAGATCGACTTCCCGAAATTGCCAACACGCTTGGTGAAATCCTGTATACGCTTGGACATCCCGAACTGCTTCCAGATGCCGCCTACAAAGTTTTTAATGGCTTTAAAGACCTTAGGCAGCTTCCCTATCAACGGAACAAGGAACGATACCAGCTTCGCAAGCCCCATTACGACAACCGCCAGAATGCCGCCAAGCACCTCGGCAATCGTCGTTAAAACGCTTTTCAATACTTCCCAAGCAGCACTTCCGGTATCGCCGCTGAAAACTTCCTTGATTTTTTCCTTGACCTGGGCAAAAGCCTTTTTGACACGATCCCAAGCATTAACCAAAGCTTCTACAGCTCCGGTGCTTTTTAGTGTATCTATAAAGCTTCGCCAAAGTTTCCCAATCGTGAAGATAGCTTCGCCATTTTCGTCAACTTCACCTTCAAGCCCAAGAAACCGTCTAACAGCTTTTACAGCGCCTTCAACGACGCCTTGCAGCCAGTCAAACGCTCCAGCAATAGCCGCGACTATTCCTTCGAACAAGCCGCCTTCAGTGATGAGCTCGCCGCCTAATGTAAGAAAAGAGCTGACTGAAGTGAGTATGTCAACGAAAAGATTTAGCACCGGGCTCAGCAACTTCAGCACGAGACCTATGCCAGTAAAGGCAACTTTAAGCACTATGCCGGCTACTTTTCCTATGAGGCTTATGACAGTCAGTACACCTTTAGCGATTGTCTTGACAGTCTGCAAGCCTACACCAAGGGCGTCAACCGGTTCGAGAACGGTTTTCTCGACGTACGAGTCAATGCCCTCTTTGCTGTCAAGGGCCTCCATCAAATTCAGATGAGTCGTCTCGTCGTATACGCCTTCGATTGCTTCACTGGCATTTCTGCGGTATGCTTCTAGCGCTGCTTTTGTTTTAGGACCATATATGCCATCAGCGCCGCTTTCATCAGTCAGAAAGCCTGCCTGGATGAGCTCTTCCTGCAACGCTCGAATATCTTCGCCCTTATCGCCAAGCTGGTGTTCGACGTCCATTACATAGTCAAGACTCTGCTTGTAAGCGTCAAACGCCTCTTTGGTGTCCAGATTGAAAACGCCCTCGGCCGCCTGCTCTTCGCTCAAATAGCCAAGCTCAACCAAACGCGCCTGCAAAGCCGCAACTTCCTTGCTGGCTTCTCCCATTTTGAAATCTGTGCGGCTTAACGTAAACACGCTTTGGGTGGCACCGTCAACCGAGCGCTGGAAATCGATCAGCGCCGCTTGAGTCTGTTTTCCGAAAACGCCATCGACCGAAAGCTCGTATCCAAGTTCGTTCAGGTACTCTTGCAGCTTCTTGACGTCATCGCCACGAGCACCAAGCTCAAGTATCTCACCGGAAAACGCTCTGGCCACATGAGATCCCTGAGCGACAAACTGCTTCGTTGTCTTAACCCACTCAGTCCTGTAGCCAAACAGCTGCTTAAACTTTTCGCCAAACGCTTCCACACTGGTCGACATGTTGGCCAGCACCTGGCTAAAGTCGACGGGGAAGACCTCTGCAAAAGCGTTCTTAACCTCAACGAGAATGTTCCACAAACCTGTGAACACGCCCTCGAGGCCTGTGATCATAGCTTCTCGACCGCCGAGGTCTCTCCAGCCTTGAAGGATGCCGTTTCGCCACTCCGAGATGCCAGAAGTCGCGTCGATTACCGCGTCGCCCCAGCGGGTCCACAAATCAATAGCCTCGTTGAGATCGCCAAATATCAATTCGAACGACTGCATCCATCCGGAGCTTGTAGCGTCCTTAAGAGCAGTCCAAGCGTCACTGAATGTACGGCTGACGCGCGCTGCGTCAAACGCTGTCTTGCCAAATTCAGAATCCAGGTCAGCATATTTGTTCAAGACGTCGATCAGAACGTCGGAGGTGAACCATCCCTGGCTCAAAGTCGATGAGAACGTTCTAAAATCAACAAGCGCACCATTTTTGGCAAACACCTGATCGCCGCGTCTTTGCAACGTGCCGAGCTCAACGGCAGATTCGATAATCTGCTCTTTGAACTCCTTAGTGGCCATCGTAGCATTCTCAATAGACTTCCAGTCCATCAGCCTGACACTGCCTTGCGACAACGACTGAGAGAAATTGTACATGGCCGCGTTTGCCTGAGCGATCGAGGCGCCGGATTTAGCGGCTTCGTTGTTGATACCCTCAATAGCTCCGACAGCCGTTTCAAGATCAATACCTGCGGCCACGAATTTGCCAAGCGATTCCGTCATGTCCGTGAAGGAATAGCTGGTCATGTCGGAGTACCAGTTAAGCTCATCCAAAGCCCCGGTTATTGTCGAGAAATCAACGTCTGGCAACGCAGACTGAATTGTTTGGACAGCTTTGGTCTTTTGCTCGTATTTGTTGAAGCCCTCTCGCCACTGGTCCATAGTGGTAAGAGTGGCAGTAAGTTGCTTGCTGAAATTCAAAGCCGACTTTCCCATGTCTACGAAATAGCCGGCTATATCGTTCTTTACCCTATAGATTGCTAGGCTTAACGTGGAAATGGCGTCAAGCCCCGTTTTAGCCGCTTTCTGGGTTGTATGGGCGGCCTCATTTTCAGCTTTTTCTAGTTGACTTAACTGCTCTTTCGAGTCGCCCATTTTTAGAGCTTCTTCAAGCAGCTCTAGGGACTTGATAGATTCGTGAATGTTTTTCTCAAAATTGCCGTTTTCAAATACCATTTGAACAATACGGCTGTCCATTGCATCACTCACGTTTTGTCACTTCCTTCCATACGGCGTTAGCAAGTGCATCAAATATTGGCTGTATGGCGGGTGTTACAAAATCGTTTGGCGGGACGTATCCGCCGTTTCTAGTGCCATGCCCGTTTACAAGCAAATTAACGATGTTTACTCCGTGATTGTTATTCGTATTATTAAACGACAGGCTTGTGCTGCCGTCGCCACGCTCTATTTCAAAGTTCCAGCACTTACTGGTTTCTCCGGTGTCCCTTGGCGTCGAGTTGGCGAGAGCTTGGACACCAGCCTCTCCATACTGGGCCAAATCATTTAAATAGCCTCTTCCAAGGAGCCGATTCATAAACTTTTCCGTATTTTTGAACGAACCTTTATGACGAATTGTTGCCAAGCCTCTCACCACCTCTCTTAAAAAATTAGCCACGAGTTCCTAGCATGCTCCGACGAGCTGCGTTCAGTGCTGCGTTCTCTTTCATAATGTCTCTGCGGCTCATTTTCTGCTGAGGGCCGCCTTTAATACTGCACACCTGAATCAAGGTCATCAACCGGTTCAGGTTCCACTTTTCGCACTCGAAAGGAATACCTAGTTCGATCATCTGATAGTAGATAACTTCGCTTGTAACGATTTCTCTGGACGGTTTTTGCGGTTTTCGATTATGTATTGTAGTCGCAGTAGCCGGGTGCTCTAAGTATGCGTTAATCATCCGCATTTGGTCGTCTGTCAAAGCATACACGGCCCTTGTATCGGCTGCGGTGTTTAGATTCATGCACCGAATATAATCCAGTGACTCCTCCAATGTTCGCTGAGCCTTTGGATCCAAAAAGGGCTTGCACCACTTCGACTCCCATTTTGAAATTGCGACAAGCGAATGCTCAAGAATCAGAGTCTGCTCGCCAATTGTTACAAACTCTTGCGCCGCGTCGTTGTACCAATCGGTGATTGGCGGTGTTTTCAATACCAGCATATTGAGCATTGCCTCCCCAAAAAAACCGTAACTGGGGAGGGATGACAAATGCCCCTCCCCAGAATCAATGGCATTAGGCCTGACCGCCAGACAACGCTGCGAGACGATTCTTAGCCTCTTCGGGGGTCATGTTTTCAGGAATTGCGCTGGCAATGTCATGCGGCAAAATACCGCGAACAAACGCCATGAACTTCCCCGTTTCATCAGTCATAAGCGACATCACAAGTTCACCGTAAGCCTCGCTCTCGGTAAACTCAGCCGTAAGCTGCGGATTCTTGATGAACCTCCGGCCGTCCTCTGACTTCTGACCATAGGAACGGGACACCAGATCGGAAACGAACTCGAACGTCTTCGTGATAGCATCCATTCGAGTTTTCTCCGTATCATTTTTCTCGATCTGCTCCGCCAAAGCCTGGATTTCAGAAGCACGCTTCTGAATGTCACCGCCTTCGGAGATCATCTTAAAAACGTCGATTTTGCTGAGGTTGAAATAAAAGTCCTCTGTGCGAATCGCGCCATTGTAGTCGGTATAGGTCACAGTTTCCTTAATCATGTGCCAGGTCCTCCTTTAATATGTAGAGAGACCGGGCATAAGCGCCGCGGTCTCTCTAAGAATAGTTAAAATATCAATTGCCAGTCTTAGTAGTGCCCATCAGGGTAATCACTTCGTCAGGAAGCGGCAGGCGAGGCTTCGTATCGCCCTTGCCGTAGAGGATTTCCTCAAGCGCGGTGAGCTTGTCCTTGTCAGCCTTAAGGGAATCGATAACGATAGTGGCAGTTTCCTTGTGACCGGACACACCAACGGGAACGGTCTGGAACTCCCAGCTGAACGTGATAGCTTCGGGGGAGTCGTTGATGGACGAATACCGCTTTTCGCTGGGCGACGCCGTACAGCCGTACACCAGATGCAGCTTATAACCGTCGTCGGACTCGGTAGCAGTGTCATTGCCGACGTTGGTGACGTAGCTCAGGCCGAACGCCTTTCGGGGCTGCTGACCAACGTAAACGCCTTCGGCAACCGCCGCAGAGCCGTCACACTCAGCAAACTCGGGCGGATAAGTGTACGCCTCGATCGTGCCGCCGAACGTCTCAACCGAGCGCAGCACAGCGTACTTAATGTTATCAGCCCACAGGTCCGTAGCTTCAGCGCCGGACGGCGATTCAGACACACTAGTCAGACCATTCCACGGCACACCGTCACTGTAAGTGCCGTTGGCATCCTGGGGGTAAAGCACGCCCTTGTGGACGCCCATTTCATAGTAATGCTCACCAGTTTTGTCCCAAACAATAGGATAAGTTCCAGCCATTGTCTCTTGTCCTCCTAATAGTAGATCGTAAAGGAATAGTGATTGAGTCCATCAGCCGTGTAGAAACGATTAAATGCACAAGTCGGTATCTTCATAAGCCGGCTCCGTGTCTCGATATCATCCGGGCTCTTGGTGATATAGGTAAGATTATACGCAGTGAACCATCCGTATGGGCGGTTGTCACTGTGAAATATCTTTTCGCTTGCCAACTGATAAACGATGCACGGATAAGTCATTCGAACCGTTTCTGGCGGCTGAAAGTACACATTGGGGCAAATATCTTTCAGGAGCTCGTGCAAATCATGCCTCTGGCCCATTATACACGCCTCCAATAGAGAGAATTAGACGGGGGCGCTGGACCTCCACGTCAGTGATTTTCCAGCGAGCCCCCATCCAGCAAATGTAGCGTATGGACGAAAAATGCTCATAGGCAAAGGCGTCAGCCACGATGCTTATCTGATTGCTTATGTTAAGGTTGTCATTAAGCTGATCACCGCGCTCCCATCTTCGATTGATCCGAAGAATGTCTCCGTAGTAAGACCGCTCGGTTACGGTCTCAACCCACACGCCATCGTCGTGCTCTTCAGTCACGCCGTAACCGATTTTGCCATAAAATTTCGCCATTTTGATTTTTCCTAACCGTTAGTTAGCAGCGACCTTCTTGTAGTAGGTCTTGTCCTCGTTCACGGTCGTGTCATCGGTGGGCATGTAGATCGCGCCGACCTTCTCATACCAGCCTTCGGACTTAGGATTGTCCGTGGACTCCGGAGCAACGACTTCGTACTTGTACTCAGTGCCGTTAAGCTCAAGAATGATAGCCGAGAACGGCTTCGTCAGAGCACCAGAGCAGCGGGTCTCGATCAGATACTTCTGCTGGTTGTAGTCGATGTCGAAATCGTCGAACATGTTGATCTCGCCGCCCTTGTCAGCGCCAACGTTATAGTCGGTCAGGTTGACAATGATGCCAAGCAGCTGCTTGCCGTCGGTCTCAAGGTTCTCCATGACGGGAACCGTGACGATCTCCTTAACGCGAAGCGTGGTCGCCAGAATGGCCGCCGTGGGATACAGCAGATGGCCGATGCCATCCTCGATCAGCAGCATATCAGTCAGCATATCCTCGGTCGTGAACAGTGTCGGGTTGCCGGTGCCCTTATAGTCCTTACGAGCCTTAATGGCCGCACGGATAAAGTTCTTAGCGGTCTTGCTGGCGTCGTCGCCTTCCTCGACACGCTTGCGAATCGCGTACAGCTCGTCCTCATGATAGATGGGACGGACGTGGTCCTCGCTGATGTGATCCTCGTCAGAGGTCTGACGGCCATCGCCGACCAGGAACGCACGGGCGAGCTCCTCATTCAGCATGGTGCGCATCTCACCCTTGATCCAAGCAACAACGTCGAAGTCCGTGATGTCAACAATGTCATCACGGTCCAATTTCTGCTTCTTGTAAATGGTCTGCGGGTCAGTGGTGCGCTTAAGCAGCGTGAAGACTTCTTCCTTCTTGCGCTTGCCCTTGATGTAACCCTTGGCACGGGCCTCATCCATGGTGATGTTCGCGAACTGGCTCTTAATGCGGCTGAACGGGGTGTGATGCACGCTGCTCATGACCTTCGCGACCCAGTCCTGGTCACGCCGAATGAACTCGGGGGGATTGTTCAGACTGCGGGCTTCGGGGAACAGGTAATCGATATCAGCCACGCCATAAGTCACTTCGTTGTCGTTGCGGTCATAAATGGTATGCGCCAGCACGCCACTCTCCTGGTGCGCCTGAACAGCGTCACGCAGGCTGCCAAGCCGCTTGGCATCAGCGAAGATCATTTCCATATCGGCGTGGCTCAGGCTGTTCGACGGCGTGTCGCCTTCGAAAACATTATGCTTCATATCCTCGTCATCTCCTTCGTCGTCGTCCTGCATGGCCTGACCGACCATGTAGTAAACAACGTTTTTCTGTTCGTCCGTCATCTCATTGAAAATGTCAGCTACAGTCCTATCGGCCATGTTGCCATCCTCCTCATTAGAGCTATGCTCCAGCTCATTGTCGTATTCTTCATCAGGGTAATATTCTTCATCATCGTAATACTCTTCTTCATCAGCACTATGCTGAAGCTCAAGAGTCTCGTTGTTGTAAATGATCGCTTCGCCGTCGTCGGTCTCGTCATCGCCGTGGCCAAAGCTCAGATCATCGATATACGCTCCGGGGTTAGCGCCGGCTAGCACCAACGATACTTCGCGAATAACACCGTGGAGCACGTCGCCACCGCGCTGCTTAAGCTGGTTAGCATAAATCGACAAAGAGCGAACGTCGCCGTTGTTGACAAGCTCACGAGCCGTCTGGCCAGCCTCCGTATTGTTGAACACACCATACGTGTACACGCCGTCTTCACGGTTTTCCAAAATAGCATGGCCTAGGACTTTGCCAGGCTCGTTATGCTGATGCTGCCATACCAGCGGCACTGTCAGGCCGTCACAATCCTTGAACGCATCTTTTCGAATTGTGCGGCCGTCCATGCATTTCAGATCGTTTCGAGTAGCATACCCGCCGAAATCAATCCGATCTTCCATGGCTAAGCACCTCCTCACTTTTGGTAAATATCATTTTCTTCAGGATAGGCCTCCGCACTGTCCTCCGGCGGGAGCTCATCTCCATTTTGATTTTCTTCCGGCATCTGGCCGTCAGCGTCTTCCATTCCATTAGGTTGCGGCATATTCGGGTTTCGAAGCATGTCTGCTCGTTCGTCGTCAAACGGCTTGAAACCGATAAGCCCACGTACCTCATTCGCGGAAAGGATCTCATTTCGAATAAACACATCAGCCATACTGGCAATGTCAGCCATTGGCACTAGCCTGAACGGATCACGAGTAAACATGATGGCCTGACCCTGCGTTCTAGCCGTCTTGGTAAGGAACTTTCTCTCGAATTCGTCGGCTATCGCGCTGAGAATCGGCTCAATGGTACGATTGTAGTAGTTGCGCATCGTATTCTCGTCGGCTGTGCCATTGAGCACTTCCGGCGTGAGACCAAGATTGCCATATAGCTGGTTTGTCAAATATTCGACTTGCTGCAAGAAATTGTTTTCCAGAGACCGATTCAGCTGCGTAATCTTTTCTGTCGAATCGGCATACGCTACACCGTATCGGCTGCCCATAAGCTGCTCTTCTAGCATCGCGCGACGTTTTTCAGCTTCGGCTTTTCTCGTGTCAGATTTCACAGCGTATGGAAGCTGGATTATGAGGTCCAACTTATTAGCACTTATCTGCTCGTCGACATTGTCCAATCTAGCGAGCGTCCTAACCAGCCGCTGCATAATCGAGTTCGGCTCATTAACGATAGCATAAAGAGGGTTCTCAATGATCGCCACCATTTTTTTCGGCAGCGTCAATTCTTCTTTCTCTCCACGCTTGTCGTTAAACACCGAAACTCGAACATGCTCTGGAAACCATTGCACGATTTTGCCTGTGCGAAGAGTTTCGATTTCATATGAGCTGGATTTCATTGGATCGATAGTCGTGTCGATTGGCACAACGGCTACACAGCCCTCGTCGAACATGCTCATAACTAGATCTTGCATAAATGCTCGACCACTCTGGTCAAGATTGGCTTCTACTGAGAAACAGTTTTGCAGCTTTGAGTGTATGACCTCTACAAATCGATCATTCTCGTCTACCCGGACATGCCTGATGGGGACCGCAGCTACATCGATCGCAATACGGTTGTAAATCGCAGTGACGATCGAGCGTTCATTGCCTCTTGTCAATCTAACTCGATCTGGGCGATAATAGCTGCTCACGCCTAGGTTGCGATACTCAGCGGGGCGGTCCCTACCGCGAAACGCGTTCCATGCATGGGCAAGCCTTTCGGCAAACTTAGGCATTTTTCAAGCCTCCGATCACTATTATCTCCTGGGTCGGGTCCTATTAGACGCAACATCCGCCGCGCGGTTCAAGTACATATCGCGGCGGCTATTACGGCCGTCCGGAACGCCCAAATAGTTTGGCGTATATGCTGAAATCCCGGCGCGATTCCCAGTGCTTCGACGTTTTCCATTGAGCCCTGTTGCAGCACCCACGCGCCTCACAGCACCACGAGCAGCATTGCCAACAGACGAAGCCGCGCCACGAGCAGCATCACCAGCAGACGAAGCAGCACCGCGAACGGCAGTAATTGCCCTTGCAATCAGACTACGGACTCTGCCAAAGATGCTATTGTCGTACCTCGACTGGGCCTCGCGAAGAGCGTTCATATTCTCAGGACTCGGATTTCTGTCATACGCTGCCTGCGCCTCACGGACGTAGGCACCAGTGCCGAGCTTGTAAATATCTGTCGCAGTATTGCTGACACTCTGAATGGCACGCTGAATCCAGCTACGGCCAGCGTTGACCGCGGACGCCCCCCACGAAGTTATAGACGAAACCGACTGATTGAGACCGCGCCGAGCAACTACGCTATAGGTAGACAAGCGGTTCTCAACGAAGCGGCTAGCACGCTCACCAGCAGAGCTCGGAGCGTTACGACCGCTATATTTGTCGTCATTCGTCTCATAATGCATACTATTCGTCGGCCTGTCATAGGACAACTGGAAGCCCGCCGCAGGGCGATGGCTCTGCCTATCTATACGGCTGTTATTGCGAGAGCCTTTAGGCAGCTGCTGGATCGGCCGCCCAGCAAAAGCACCTGTCTGGCGACGCGGGACAGACGGACCAGACACAGTCCGACCACTGCGAGCAGCACGAGCAGCAGAGTTGCCACCGCCACCGCGAACATCCTCGGGATAAATATACCTGCCGTTCTGGATATACAGGTATTTGTGTTTCTTCCATTTAGTACCCTCGTTAGTGTGGGCCAAGGCACCACTACCAAACGGAACAGCACCAATATAATACTGACTCATTTTGACTCCTCCTTAGTCGAACGCGTCTTTATGAGCGGTATACGCCACAAGCGCGTCCATCGTTGCGGCGACAGGATCGATTTTCTGGTCGCCTCGTTTTTTAGTGAGCTTTTGGTTGCCGTTTGTATCCACAATAGTCACAGCATGACCCATAGCAAACGACATGATAGCCTCGTCAAATACCAAGAGCCGCTCCATTACTAGGTTTTTCAGCTCTCCCAAAGGCACGCTTTCTGTGCGGGCACCCTGTATGACCTTTTCTATTCCGTAAGGTCCATTCTCCATAGCCCACCGTTCAACGAATGTTTTTGCATTGTACGGGTCATAACCAAAAGCTCTAACGTCGTACCGAGTTTCTTCAATGTGCTTGTCAAGATCGTCGTACACGTCCATCATGTCAAGCATGGCGCCTTCCATGACAATCAAACTGCCCTCATCTATAAACTCGTCGTACTTCAACCTCGTAGCTGAAGTCAGCCTCGAAAGCGTAGACGACGTTATATAATTGCGCGTTTTGACACCGAACGCGCCGTCATTGAGAGGAAACAGAAACGCGAAAGAACAGAAATCGTCGCCGCGAGACAAGTCCGCGCCAAGAGAACATGGCATTTGCCAGAAATCCTGATGGGGATGGGGGAGAGTCTCTTCGTACGTGAAGAAATACGTTGAGCCCTCCATTGGTATTCCAAAGCGCTTAGCCAAAATATCATTTCGCTCTGTTGGCACGTGCTCGGCTCTGTCTACATCGTTCTGATATGTCTCATAGGATACGGTTTTACCTAAATTGGGGTTAGCCTTAAGCCATTTACTGGGGTCGTTTACTTCTTTGACATCGTCAAGGCGGTAGTACCATATCGAAACATGAGGATTGTTGTATTCGCCACGAAGGATCTTCATAAGTTCGAGTTTCATAGTGTCGCCTACAGAATTTCGAACTGTTCCTTCCGAACTCGTAGCAAGAATGAAATAATCCTTAATTTTCGAGGCACCCTGCTCAATAGCGCCGACAACATCTTCACGAATATCGCCGGACAGCCATTCATCAACGGTAGCCACCTTTGTTCGCAGACCCTGAAGCTTGTTAATCGACATCGGGCGAACTTCAAGCAACGACCCGGTCATGAAGTTCTCGATGCCTTTCTTTGTGGAAGCAAGCTTTACTCTTTTAGCCTTTGAGCCAGTTGTATTTTGAAGTGAACCTTCTGTCATAAACTGGAAGACCGGCCCTCGAGCTCTGGTTATGGCTGTTCGGATCGGCGACATAACTTCCTCCGCCAGTTTCATCGTTGGCGCAGTTGTTATCTGGTGCGTCGTCGTAGTGTCAACGTTCAGAAAGTAACTTTGGATGCATGCCGCATACATAGACTTGGCAGCTCCTCGAGAGACGATCAGATACTGCTTGTTAATCAGTCTCTGCTTTACTCGTTTAGTCACATATCTTCCGCCGTGCCCGTCAGGATACGGCTCGTAGACACTTCGACGAACGAAATAATACCACCCAAACACCTGCTCGGCCCAAAGCTTGAAAGAATCCAGCAAACTCAGATCGCCGCCATCGGTAAGTGTAAGCTCGTTTTCACAAAAAGAAACAAAGCCATTAACAGCTTCGTCATCATAGTAAATATTTGGGTCTGCTATCAGCCGGTCAATACGCTGCATCTCCATGGAAACCTCTGCACACACAGGGATTTCATTTCGTAGAACAGCGTCCCTGAATTGGCCATAGTATTTTGGTACAGCGGTATTTGATAATGACATTTGAACCTTCCTACGCTATGCAGTATCACTTTTGCTTATTGTTATTTTCGCTCTTTCTGGGCGTTCGGAGCCCACACATGTCTATTTCGACGCTCCTCGTCAATAAGCATTTGGTTCCACGCTTCCGTATACTTGTCATCGACAGCTCGTTGACTGTCTATAGCAGCTTTCTTAGCCTGACGTTTCTCAGTCTCGATAGCCCAGTCATGCTGACGGTCTTCGGTGTCAATCGCCCAGTCGTGCTGCTGCTGCGCTTTCGCCAACTCACGCTTGTAGTTTGTCTCCGCGACGTCACGCTGATAACGATGCTCGGCCCACAAAGCAGGGGCGTTGCCAACGGCACGACCTAGATTATCAGCTGTGGCATTGCCGAACCTAGACATAAACTCATTGGCTCGCTGTTCACCAGCTGATATGATCCTTTGACCTGCAATACTTTTTAGTGTCGTGCTGAAAGCCAGCTCTTTGGACAGACGGCCGATAACGCTGTCGATCTGCTCATTGCTGAGCTCATCGAGATGCTTTCCTTTTCCGTATCTACGTCGGCCAGCATCGGTTAGCCGGCCATCAGGATACTGGTAACGCCGGACTCCCCATTTTTGGCCTAGTATGCCCCAGTGAAACAATACACTATCCATCCATGTCACTTCCCTCCGATTCTGCGCGTACGTTTAGACGCCATTCAATTTCATCGCACTGTTTTGTCATGGCATCAGCTACGAAAGACGTTGCCGGCGGATCGAACATTAAACGTGTTTTTAGATACACGTATGTCTTCACGGACTCCATATCGTCGCGCTCATCAAGAAGCTCGCTCCAAGTTTCGTCTGGACCAGTTATACTAAAAGTTTGTTTGCGTCCTACGCCTAACTGGTTCAAAGTCATCAATGCACTATTGATTAGCACAATAATATCAACGTCAAACGCCGTGTAGTCAGCGTCTAAACCAAGCATCTTCTTGACAGTGTTAAGTATGCTGTCCATAATCGACCCCCTCCAAAATATCATTTCCAAGGACAGGTATCTCCTGGTGTCCTCACAACAGGATCGCGCCCCAGCAAGCTCGCATCTCCGTAATGGATGGCATTATGCGTCATTGGCGAAACACAGATTAAAAACTCCGGATTGAAAATATCATCTGAACGCTCGTTTATGTCGTCTTCCGTTATAGGATTTAAATGGTGAACGATTATACGATCGCCTATAGTGCGACCTTCAATGCCTAGATCGCATCCTTCATCTCGTATAATAACTTGCTGTCGAACGCTTTTCCATTTCGCCGAAGTATACAGGGCCTGGTTCAAATATCTATCAAACCCGAACGTGCTTTCGCCAACCAACCCTCCAAGGCGGCAGTATTCGTAACGCTCCAGAAACGTCTTAAGCTTTATAAGATCAGTATACCGGAGGGTCATAAATATCTTCCTCTTCGTCGGCACTTCCAGCTCCGGTGTAAGTCCGCATAGCCTCTAGGGCTTTGAGATACAATTCCTCTGTTCGCCGTTCAGCTCGAATGGCATCGACCTTGGCGACAAGCAACTCATTCTCTTTTTGCAATTTCTCTTTTTCGAGTCTCTCTCGAGCAAACCCGTTTTTAATGATCGACACCAATAGCTGATTAGACGCAGAGCCATCGCGAAGCCTCTGCACGGCCAGGTCCATCGCCATAGCGATCATCTCGTTCTCCTGTTGCTCTGGAGTTAAACTCGGTGGAATATCAACCGGTTCCTCATGTGCTACTCTACGAGCCATAGCGGTGTTTGCCCTCCTTTCTAGCAGCCTTTTGCACGTTTTTGGTACGCAAATATAACACTTTCGAGTGTTTTACTCCGACCTCTCAGGGACTTATTGAAGAATTAGGAGGCTTGGGAGCGTATGCAAAGGAGGAAACAGCATGAACAGCGCACGAAATAGACCTTATTGCCCTGAGAGGCCAGAGCAAAACACTCGAAAATATCTTTCCCCCGGAGAATTTTTAAAG